CATGACTGTTATTAGGATTGAACTTGTCAACCCTATTCCATCGATGATCGTTTCCATTACATGATACTATTTTCTAACATTTAAGTAGGTATGATTTGGGTAATTTTAATTGTTTTATTACTGGCATTTTTAATCATCAGAGTCATAAACACTAGAAAATCTCAGTACGACTATACATGTTACCTACTGACACTACATGAATCTAAGCATCGTCGCAACAAGTTTATAAAGTATCACGAACCTTCGATTCCACTCGAAATCGTGTATGGAATCAACACAAAAAACGTCAAGGCTGCGATAGAATTCGAAGACATGATAGAACCAGAGTATTACGAAAAGGCCATCGAGATGCATTATGATAAAAGTGTGAAGAGACCCGATATTACGTTTTTCAATCTGGGAGCGATCGGAGCGCTCGTCGGTCACGTGAATATTATGAAAAATTCTACGGATAAGTATGCACTCATCATGGAAGATAACGTCATCGTAAAGACCCCTACGTTTTATAAACAGGTACAACAGGTGATTGATAAACTGGGTGACAATTTCGAAATGTGTTTCTTCCACTGTCTATCCCGCATCCCCGTTGAAACGGATGGTACACACGAAAAGGTGATTTGGATTTCCAGTATGAAATGTTACCTCGTTCACGTTAAAAATATGAAGAAATACCTGAAATATTACTTCCCGATGGACAATCACATTGATAACAAGACGGAAGATATCATCGCACAAGGGGCTCGTGTATATTACAAGGATCTTAGACAGTACATTAAAATCGATAGGAGTGGTCCGAGTACTATCGGGCATAGTGACCACGGAAAAAAACAATTCTTTTCCCGGCAGTATCCACATAAAACCCCGGGTGATCTCAAGTATGGGTACTGATGAAACATTTTTAGAATGTGAGGCAGTCTAAAAATGTTCCAAACGGGGCTCGAACCCGTGACTTTGGCGTTATAAGCACCACGCTCTAACCAACTGAGCTATTGGAACGGTGCATTCGGTCGTTTTACTGACCAGTGTGTATAACTGAACACATACTATTTAACATTCTATTCTTTAAATAATGTTGCATTATTATAATGGTGTTCGAGGTTGTCACATATGCCAATAAATCTCGGGGGATGTTCGAAGAACTCGTGAACAACGAATTTGGTGTCCCGATCAAAGTATTGGGGTGGGGTAAAAAATGGAATGGGTACTCCGACAAGTCCAAGGGTGTTTTGGAATACATGAAAACAAAAAACGATAATGACATAATCATTTTTATCGACGGATTTGACACCAGAATTAATAAAAGTCCTAAAAAAGTGCTCGAATTATTCAAAGCATATAACTGTAGAGTTTTATTATCAAAAGACCCAGAAAACTTTGCACAATTGGGGACATTGATTTTCGGACAGTGTAAAGATGGTGGTATGGCAAACGCTGGTATGTATATGGGGTACGTCAAAGAGCTCTCGGAGATGTTACAGAATGAAGCTGATATGAGATGTCTAGATGACCAAGTAAATCTTAATAATTTATGTAAAAAACACGACTTCATATCGATTGATAAAGATGAAAAAATCTTTAAGAACTTCGGGCCGATGGACAAGAAAATGGAATCCGATGCCATATTTGTATCGTATCCAGGTTCCCCGGGGTGGAAACGATACTCAAGGGCTGTCGTTGAATACACACAATTCACGTATATTTATGTATTGTGTCTACTCGTTGCGGCTATAGCTTTTTTTCCAAAGAGACAAAAGATTCTTGTCTCCTCACTCGTAGCATTCACTGGGTTTTATGCATTTATCGCAGATAAATCATGCACGACCTTGAGTTTATAATTATCTTCATTTCCATAAACAATTTTTTTGTATAAAATCGGGTATTCGTCTACCATTGGCAGTCAGGTCTGATATACCAGGTAAAAAACATGATAAACGTCGGTAAAATAGTGTACTTTTGAGTGATGTCCCCTTGGATATATCACCCACGCGGTAATATTTATCAAACTCTTTCAAGTTTTGTACTATTACATTTAAAGTATTTTATTACTCATCCCAGGAAATCGAGCAGTCATTCGCTTCTCGAGAATGTTCGCCATCACCTGAACAATCTCACCTATCAAGATAGTCTGCTGGGACATCACGAGCAACTTACTGAATGTGGTTTTGGGACTAAAGTCACCATAACCGACGGTGCTCATCGTAGTGAACGAGAAGTAGTAGGGATCGAGCATGCTTTCAAACCCGAAGCTGTTGGGCATGAGACTGTAGATGAAACCGTACATCATGGTGACGACGACGAAAATATAGAACGAGTTGGCCATTATATATTATACCTCAATAGAATTTTCGCGGTGGATGTCTTCACTTCGCCTCCTTATATTTAGTTTCCTCACACTCTTCATCCACCTGGACACCGGGTTTGCTGTAGAAGATATGGTCGAGGCTGCATCGTCACTCATGATGATACTGAGACCGTTGCAGACATCTGGTTTATTCTCTCTCTCCGGAAACTCTATGTTAAACGCCTGTATAGAAATGGCTGGTATATCCGGTGCATCATCGAGAAGACGATCGTATTCCAATCGCGCCTTTTGTACAAAATCGACCACACCTTCTCTATGTTGAACATCGAGGGACAGTTCCATATCGATGTTACGGTAGAACTTGGAATACTGAACACACATAGCAGAATGCGACTCCGCTAAGTTCGCACTCTGACTAAATTTACTTATCGATGTGAGGATTCCACCTAAAACATTGAGGAAAGCAAAAAAATATTGCACAATCATAATCCTCGATTTCGTGTCAGAACTTACGTCATCGTTTCCACTTGGATTGAGAACAGCGAAGCCACCTACACCCGTAATACTCGCGATGACAATACTTGGGTATGACAAATAGTCATGTTGTTTTTTATAATAAAGGCGGGCGTGATTATGAAGCCATCTATAACCAGCAGCTTTCTCAGCCCATCTGACGAGTAATTTCTCCTGCTTTTCGCACCAGAAATGTTCATGGGGCACATCCACTTCACCCATTACTCTACCTGAATATTTTTTGCGCACTCGCGGGCGAGTGTATCGACTGCTTCATTTAGAGGATGACCATTATGCGCTTTGACCCAGCGCCATTCGACCATCTTAATTTTTTCGCGGAGTGTGTCTATCTGAATCCACAATTCTTTATTTTTTACAAGTGTCCCTGTGGAAGTCATCCACCCGTTCTTTTTCCAGTTGATAATCCACTTAGTGATACCGTTCTTGACGTAGTTACTATCTGTGAAAATACGAACTTCGGAGATGCCCCTTTTCACACACTCTTCGAGAGCTTTCGCCACTGCAGTCATCTCCATGATGTTATTAGTCGTCTTTGTCATGGCACCACATAACTTCATACCATCCCCTATGGCTCCCCATCCACCGGCTCCCGGGTTTCCAAGACAACTTCCATCTGTGTATATTTCGTACATGTCAATGTATAGACACGTATGTTTATATTATTTTCTCAGAGTAAAACAAGTGCAGGATGGTATTGGGACTCGTGATGTTACTGCCAAATCTTTTGGCTAAAATGTTACTCATAAAACTCATTACATGTGTTATAGTGATTGGTTGTTGCTCAGGGTCGGCGTATGCTGCATGGAGTTATGGTCCAGTCAAGTTATTAGCTGAAGTGTTAGAGAGAATTAACTATAACCCGTTTAGTGGTGCACAAACGAAATTCGAAGATTTTGGAGAGGAGGCCAGAGATGATTTTGAAGAGGCATTCGAAAAATTTTAATATTTGTAAAATGTAATAGTAATGAGATGTTGTTATACCTTATGCCATCCTTGATCGTATTTTCATTCTCATTCGCTTCTTGTGCGTCATCAGCAGGGGCAGTTTACATGTTTAACCCGGTTGACTTTTTTATCATGATACTTCGATTAATCGTGCAAGGTATTATTACCCTCATCGACTCTTTGAGGGAATACGGGGGTGTTGCGATCGATGAACTTAAAAACGCCGGGATTTGGGTCGGTGAACAGATTGAGGAGTTTACTCTGGATGCAGTGGACGCCGTCCTCGGTGCGGGTAAAGGGGTCATCGATGATATTGGCGAAGCCGGTGAAAAGATTTTTAACGACGTGGCCGGTGCCGGTAAGGATGTCGTGGATAAGGTGGTCGGTGCGGGTGAAGCGGCCGTGAAAGAGGTGAAAGAGTCCGTCGAAGAAATTTTCGAAACAGTCGTACAGGGGGGTAAGGAGGTTATTGACAAGATCGGCGACGCAGGTGAGAAGGTATTCGAAGATATAGAAGATGCTGGTAAGGATGTCGTGGATAAGGTGGTCGGTGCGGGTGATAAGGTCTTCTCTGATATCGGAAAAGGTGGCGAGAAAATTTATAATGATGTCGTGGGTGCTGGTGGCAAGGTATTCACTGATATCGATAAGGCGGGTAAAGATATCGTCGAAGATGTAGAAAAAATTGGTAAAGATGTTGGTAAGGAAATAAGAACCGCCTTGGAAAAATTCTAAATTTTTTTACGCGTGTACTATAACGTAGATCCATCATGCTACCGATTCTACTTTTAATCGCATTCGTCGCCTCTCTAGTTGCAGGAGGGCGAATGGCGTGGGATCGGTTCGAACCAGATAAATTGTTATTTAAAGTTCAAGCGTATCTGATCGAAAATATCCCATTATGGATCGAACAAGCTGTCATATGGGCTGGTGAAGGAATCATATGGGCAGCCGGAGAATTAATGGGACTCATAGGACAGTTTTTCGAATTTCTATTTGATAAAGCTATAGAAGCGGGTGACATGATCATAGATGAAATATTGAAGATCTTCGATGTAATCAAAGATGAAATTAATAAATTCATCACAAGGATTAAAGAATTTGCGGGTGAAATCGTGGGTCAGGTGGAAGATGGCGCTAAAGATGCAATCAAGGAAGTCAGCAAGTTCGGAGAAAAGGTTGGAAAAGATATAGTCAAGGAGGCGACGAATGCTGCGAAACAGGTCGAAGACGCGGGTAAGAAGGTTATAACCGACGTAGAAAAGGGTGTGGTTGATGCCGTGAACTCAGTTGGAAGAGGGGGTGAAAAGATTATAGATGACGTAGAAGAAAGCGTGAGTTATGCTGTGAAATCAGTTGAACGAGCGGGTACGAAGGTATTCGATGACGCGACCAAAGGAACTACAGACGCTATCGAAAAAGCCGGGAAAGCGGCGACGAAGGTACTTTCTGACGTTGGTGACATAGGTTTGAATGCTTTCGAAGAATTAAACAGCTTTGGACCAGAATTCGCAAACGCTGCCACGACGGCACTCGAATCTACACTCGAGTCGGTAAATAATGATTTTGAAGCTTGGATGCCTGCGCAGATTTGATCAGTAAAACATCTCTCATCTCACACTCAGATGACAGATATTTTTTTAATTATCTATTATAACGTGAACACAGGATGTTGCCGATTATCATGTTAGTTTCACTTCTCGCTTCTTTATATCTCGCGGGTAAACACGTTTGGGATAAATACGCATCACGAGATTCAGTAGGTGATTTCAATGATTTTAATGGTGTCATCCTCCTAAATATTACCACATGGTTTGGTGAAACACTGGCTAATGTCACATTATGGTTCGGTGAATTCATACTCGGTTTAATTGCTGGTGCATTTGAAGACCTACTCAAGGTAGGGAGCAATATTATCAATAAAGTTAAATTGGGTGTAATCGGTATAGGTAACGATATCAAGGAGGGTGGTGAAGAAGCTTTCAATAAAGTGAAAGGTGTTGGTGTGGAGGTCATCAGGCAGATCGAAGGAACCGCTACCAAAATTATCAGTGACGTGGGTAAACAGGGTGAAGAGGCGTGGAAAGAGGTTGAAAATGGTGGTAAGCAGGTCATAAAAGAGATAGAAACGGGTGGTAAGAAAATCATCACAGATGTCGGAAGGGGTGGTAAAGCGGCTTTCGATAAGGTCGTGGGTGCAGGCGACGAGGTTATCAAAGAAATTGAGAGAGGAGCCACAGCTGTCATTAGTGAGGTGGAAAATGCGGGTAAATTTGTCGTGGGAAAGGTGGAAGAAGGTGTGGTCTCAGCTGTCAATAAGATAGCCGACGTTGGTGATATTGCTTTAGGAGAAATACGAGTCGCGGCTAATGCGGCTGTCGAAAAGGCTGAACAGTTGTACGAGGAAGGTCTCGGTTTAGCAAATGAGGCGGGTCAGGCTTTAAAAAATGAACTCGTGTCACTCGCTGAGGATGCTAAGGAGGCTGCGAATGAAGCGAAGGAAGGCTTGGTGGAAACCGGAAATGAAATAGTGGATAGTCTGGAGGATGCTGGAGATGAGGCAGTAAAATTCTTTAGTTCATTTTAAAGTCTGATCAATTTTCAAGATTTAACAACAATGCACATTCCATCCCATATTTTCGTTTTTAAATAGCATTAACGATGCATTTTAAAAATGAATTTTTTAAAAAACTAAGACTGTATGGTGCTTAGTTGGAGAAGGCAAGGCCACCCATACCCGACTGGATGCGGAGGACGTTGTAGTTAGTCGCGAACATGTGCATGGTCTCAGCATCAGTCGCCTTCATCTCGACCGCAACCTGCGCGTTGTCGATGCGGGAGAAGTTGCACGTACCGGTGGGCTGGTGCTCCTCAGGCTTCAGCGCGAACGAATACGCGTACACACCGGGAACGGGGTTGCCGGAGTGGTGGTTGAAGGGCTGCACCTGGTTGAAGTACTTACCCTTCTGGGCCTTGAAGCGATCCTGACCGTTGAGCACGAGCTTGAAGGTGTTGAGGGGACCGACGGCCTCCTCAGTGAAGTCGACGGTGGAACCAGCCGCACCAACGGAAAGCATGGGCGCACCGGAGAGGGAGGTGGGCACGAAGCAGTTGGACTCGGAGATGGCAGTCACGTTGGACTCAAGAACGACATCGCCGGCGGCGTTCTGGGAGGTGAAGTTCCAGAGAGACGAGCGCGCGGTGGTGTTAGAGAAGCAGAACACGAGCTCCTTAACGGGGTGGTTGTAGGAGAGGCGGACCTGCTTGGTCTGACCGGAGGTGACGGTGTCGGCACCAGTGTGCTGCACCTGCTCGATCAGGTACTCGTGACCCTTCTGGGCGAAGCGACGACGCTCCTCGGTGTCGAGGTAGATGTAGTTGGCCCACACCTTGAGCGTGTTGGTGTTGCAGTAGGTGGTGAAATTGGAGGCGAGGTCGATGTCGATGCGCACCTCGTGGTACTGAAGGGCGATGAGAGGGAGGTAGAGACCGGGGTTGCGGTTGAAGAAGAACAGGAGGGGAAGGTAGACGGTGCCGGTAGGGGCGGTGGTCATCTTCGCGTAGGCGGCCTTCTTGGCCTCATCGAGGTAAAGCTCGGTGTACAGGCGCCACCACTTCTGGTAGTGCTTGTCGATACGCTGACCACCAATGGAAAGCTCGACGTTGTTGATGGCGCGCTCGGCGACGAAGTTGCAGTCATCGGTCGTGTTGGAGGTGACGGTGTTGGAAGTCACCGAGGCGAGCTCGATGTACATGTCACCGACGAGATCACCGTTACGGGCGACGGTCACGGACACGCGGCCGGAGTCGGCGGCGGTACCGTTGACGGTCTGCTCGATGTTCTCCATCGCGAAGTTGGTGTGGCGCTTGTATTTCGCCTGGAAGAAGGTCACCTCGGGGTTACCGGTAAGGTAGACATCCTGGGCGCCGTAAGCTACGAGTTGCATGAGACCACCGGCCATTGTGAGTTGTTGTACTATAGACAGAGAAAATAATTTCGGACAAACGCGCATTTCCTGACCCCAATTTTTCTCAGTTCAGTATAAATGTCCACCCACCCTGAAGAAATTGAAGAAGGTGAAATTGTATCCGATGTTGAAGATGAACTGTCGATGTCCGAGGGTGACATGGAAGTATTGGACGAAGACGAAGAAGATGAAGAAGAGGGTATCGATATCGCTGATCTGATGGGCTCCCTTCTCGCCACCCCAGATGGTGACACAGTCTGCACCGCCCTGGTTGGAATTAGTCAGCAGATAGAGATCCAAAACAAAATACTCGTAAAGATTCTCAGCCGACTTTCTCAAAAATCTGCTTAGAAAGAAAACACCCTATTAGAATAATATGGAAGACACTCACTTCATCGATAAGGAACCAAACAGGTATGAAGCACTCGCTGAACTACATAAGCAGTCCATCCAGTCGATGAATGAGAATAGTGTGAGAGGTGTAGTTGAAAGTCTAGAACAGTGCTGGGACTTGAAGACCGAGGATTACCGCCACGCGCGTGAGCTTGGGTACAGACAATTTATCCACCGCGACAACTTCGATACATATGGAAATCCCGATCCAAACCGAATCGACATTAAAGCGATCAAGGTTATTCGTGAAAAACAAAGACGTTACATCGTCGACTTAAAAAACCGTATCAGGGAACTTAATATCGGTGGTTCTGACGATACTACGTTGACGAGTCGAGTGAACAACGTACTGAAGCAACTTTCTGATGGGTATGAGAATGTGAGACGTCATTATACTGCTTATGAGCGGGTCACCAATCCGACGGTACAACCCTTACTGAGTTCGGCGTCAGATCCATCGACCATCGACGAAGACGCTATCGATGAATGTTCACCGTATCAAAAATCTATCCTGTACACACTCGATGAACTCTATAAGAATATGTATCGTCGCTACAAGGACCAGTGTTGTGAAGAAATCAAGACTGAAATGGGACATGGAACCCGTGCATGGACACCCAAGTTTACGATCAAGAGTTTCATTAGAAACATCGCACCAAAAGATGACCAGATGAATAACTGGAAGAATTTCACGAGTCGTGGAAACGTGTACAGAGATGTCACAGATTATATTTCTAACTGTGTCGATCCACAATTTCCCGAGATTGAGAAGCGGCGGCATGTGTGGTCTTTCAAAAATGGTATTTTTGTGGGAAAAGAGTGGATTCCCGAGACGGAAAGGTATGAATGCCGTTTCTATCCGTATGAAAGTAAAGATTTCCAGAATTTAGATCCGACTATCATTTCGTGTAAGTATTTCGATCAAGAATTTGACGATTTTTCGAACGTCGAGAGGTGGCAAGATATACCGACACCCACGTTCGATAAGGTTCTCCAGTACCAGGGGTTCGAGGAAGAAGTGTGTAACTGGGCATACGTGATGGGTGGACGCCTATGCTATGACGTGGGTGACATGGACGGATGGCAGGTTATTCCATTTTTCAAGGGCATCGCGGGATCTGGTAAATCTACTCTGATTAATCACGTTTTCAAAAAGTTTTATGAGAATGACGATGTTGGAATTCTCAGTAATAACACTGAGCGAAAGTTTGGGTTGTCATCTATCATGGGCAATTTCATGTTTGTATCCCCTGAGATTAAGTCAGACCTCGCACTCGAGCAAGCTGAGTTTCAATCAATTGTGTCCGGTGAAAGCGTCTCTATCGCCGTTAAGAACCAGACCGCCGTATGCATGACATGGAACATTCCAGGTGTCTTAGCGGGAAATGAGATTCCGAACTGGAAAGATAATTCTGGGTCTATTCTCCGGCGTATTCTGGCATGGAACTTCACCAAGCAAGTGCGCGAAGCCGACCCACATCTCGATAAGAAGCTCGACAAGGAATTACCACATATTCTAGTAAAATGTGTGCGCGCATATATCGAATACGCGCGTAAATATAGTGATATCGATATCTGGAACGCAGTTCCGAAATATTTCAAGACGATCCAGAAGCAGGTGGCGATGGTGGCGAACACGTTACACAATTTCCTCGAGTCGACCAATATTACATACGGTGAGAAACTGTTTGTCCCCCAGAAACTATTTGTACAGGTTTTCAATCAACACTGCCAAGCTAACAACCTGGGAAAACAAAAGTTTCACCCAGATTTCTATGTCGGCCCTTTCAGTTCAAGGGGGATCGAAGTTAAAAATGAAACCGTGACGTATAAGGGTCGTGTATATCCAAATCAGCCTATCATCTATGGTGTCGATGTCGTTGAAGATACGGTGGCATTCACCGACGACTTCTAAAAAAAATATTCGTATCTAGTAATATGAGCCAGAAGGTCAGGGAATTCGTCCGACAATCTGGTGTAGAAGTTCAAAGTCCGAACTCGAATAATGATAATTTCGCGAGGGAACTTGAAATGGAAATGATGAAGGCAGAGACGGCCCGACGTGCGTCTTTCATGCGAACCCCTCCTCGCCCAGTGCGTCCAGCACCTAGACAGGTACAAATTCCTCGTCGCCTTCAACAGAATTTAATAAATGACCGATCGTATGCGGGTGCTTTTAAACAATTTGAAAATAACTCACCGTTGGAGAATGAATTCAATGATGTGAAACTCTCTGCGAACGAGGAAAAAATGATCGACAACCTGGTTCAGGAATTTAATGTTCCACCACCCGTAACAAGCACACCCCTTCAGTTTAGTAAATTCAACCCAGGTATGTTTAACGCTACAGTAGACTCTGGGTTTGGGCAGAAGGATACTGTGGTTGATCTCAAAAAAACACTCGTCAAGAGTCCTTTACCTAAAACACCCATTGGTGAGGGTCTTTATTTAGACACGGAAGAGATCAAAGGTATTTACGGGCAGTTTAAAACGGGATTTTCCCATACCAGGGAGGCGGGTCCCAAAGGTTCTCTCAATAAGAACTTCTTCGGTGTGCAAATCATGCTCACACTTTCTAACGACGTGGAGAGTAAAGGTGCTACTGTGAACATTTACCGAAACGGTAAGATTCGTTTCTCTGGTGGTTTTGTTGGAACAGACATCGCGAATCAACCAGAACTCATTCGTCGTTTCATAGTGAACAATTACACTGAGCGCCAACCATTCTTTTACAACCCATTCACATACAACAATTTGAGTGGACAATTTAGAATCAATGGTGTTTTCAAGAGCTTACCCACGATCGCGAGTCGACAGAGGATGTACGGTATGACGAATATGTCGATTCTTGAAGAACAGACACCGTTCCTCTATGTACCCATCGAGAATATGACCCTAATTTTCTCGAAAACTGGGAACGTTCAAGTCGTAGGCGCTAAAAACCCCGGAGCTATGCTGAAGGGGTATGACACCGCCAAGGAACTGGTTGAGAAACTATACAAGGATGATCAGGTTTTGGTGACTGGTGTGTTTGACCAGGGTGTGAAAGCTGGTAAGACAAAGTCACAACCAAAAAAGAAAATTGTTTCACCAAAGAGGAAATACACCAAAAGAAACAAGAACGAGAATAAACGTATGACGAAGGCTGAACTCGTAGCACTCGCTAGACGCAAAGGTGTTGTCAACTTTAGGGTAAAAACCAGTGACGGTTCTAGAGCTGCGACCAAGGACGAGATCCGTGCTAAGATCAAGAATCTTTCCAACAAAAAGAACGTATCGTTCAAGAACAAGAACAAGAATGTCAAGCTTTCGGGGAATGGCAATACTTTTAGGGTTGGTCGTAAGATATGCACAGACTTAAAAAAGGATGAACTCCTTCGTATCGCCGCGATTCTCAAAATTAAGCCGAGTGATAAAGATACCAAGTCGGACCTATGTAAAAAGATTCAAACTGTGCGAAACAACTTAGCCAAACCCAAACCTAAACCTCCACCCCCACCACCAAAACCCACTAAGATGCAGGTGCGTAAAAACACCGCCGTAGCCAAGCGCGATGTCAAAAAATCTGAAGTGATCAAGAAACGTGGCCTCGATGAAAATACTATTCGCAGCGACATTATCAAACTTTATGGGGACAAGTGGATGAAACGTTACAAACCCAACATTAATCGAGATGTTCGTAACATGAAGTCCGCCCTCAACGCGATCACTAACGGAAACAAGATGGGCATCCCGTTCAAGAAGAACATCGACGAAATGAAAAAGCGGGTCGTCAAACAATGGAAGATGGAACGTCGCAGAGAACTTGAAAGAACGTATCTCATGAACACCGTGAACGTGACTGGCATAGCATACAACTTGAGGAATGACTATCGCCGTGCAGCTGCCAACTACATCATGAGTAAGAAGACAGTCCCTTCTAACAAGAAGATGACTGAATACAGAAACTACTGGTTAAAGTTTAGGGCGAATATGAATACAAATGGGAATTCTAGACGAGTTAACCGGACGGCTCGAGCTCGGGTTGAGAAAATATAATCATGGTGTCAGAGTTGATGATGATACACGTGAATGGGGAACACCGGTGAATTCATGGCTTCACATGGCGCGTGAAGAGTTCCTAGACGCCATGATTTACGTAGCCGCCGACTACATACGCAAGAATGACCTAAAGCGTGATGAGGGTGAAGAGGATGATAACAAACTCATCATGCGTGTGATCGGGAGGTACATAGAAATAAAGAGTCCCAAGCATAAAATGCTCATGTGGCAACTCTTCAATTTATTGAACGCCCTCACTTCTTAGGGCGAATCTTCTTTGGAACCGTCTTGGCCGTAGACGCGGTGATGGCAATCTTTGGGGACTTGGCACCCTTCTTAATCGCCGAAGCCATGGGCTTATAGTTGCGATCACCACCGCGGTTCTTAGTGAAAACGGCACCATTTTCCGTCTTATTAATACGACGACCCTTCCCGTCGACATAAAAGGTCGCGTCAGCACCCATTTTATCAAAAGCCTTGCGCGCCTGTTTAGCGACAGACATGGCACTCTTTTGAACCTTCTTCGCTAGTTTCTTAATCGATTTTAACATTTATTATGTACCAACATTTTATTTATACTTTTATTCGGTTCGGCGATTTGCTTGAGGTGAATAGTATGATACGAAAATGTATAATTGGGAAACGTCTCCTTTATTTTATTAGAAAGTAAACTAGCTACGGTTATGTGCGATATACCCGAACACACTGACATTTGCTCATATTGGAGAAATCGATCCTCCATCTGAAGAAATCTCTTGAGTGTATCCTCTGCCACCCCATCTTTTCGCATTTGCATGTACATATTTTTAGACACCCCCCCACTGACGTAAAAATACCTGGAATCATTGACCTCATGTGATTGCACCTTCTTATCGTATACGAAAGCAAGGGCTAAAATTGCCAATAGAATGTATATCATAGTAGATATTATGAAAATAACTTTGACAGGTCATTCACTTTGTGAAGGATGTTGAAGAGTTCATTTCTAGATTTGACATCACTCGGCTTGATGATTTCAAGCTCAATCTGATAGGAACACGGGTCCTCTGCGTCCATGTCAACAGTATCCCCAGATGAAATAGTCATATCGATACTCAAGTTTTTACGAATAAACGAGTGTCGTGTCTTTCCACGTCTACGATCCATTTCAAATTCTCCATGAGTGGGAATCTCACGGGAAATACTGAAACGAATATCGTTGAGGTCACACTTGAAATCGTGTTTCACAACGTTGATCTTTCTGACCATAGTGTGTTCACCAGTGTTTTCATCAGTCGTGATACGAATACCCTCCTTATCGTTATAGTATACCTCACATGTCAAGGATTTGACATCTTCCCACTGCTTATACTTGTTTAATCCCTTCAGAACACGCTCAAAGTTTTCTTTTCCGACGTTCGTGTCAAATAGAGTTCCGTTATGTTTACCAATTCGGATCTCGACTTCAATATCGTCTTCATCCTTATGCGCTTCAAAAACCTGAGAAACACTGTCGGTGATGTGATTGATGTCCATTTTTTCTTAACATATACACTTCGCGTCATTCACTTAAGCCTTTTTTATGAATAAAATGTAATGAAAGGTTTTGGAAACATCGGGAACACGTGCTACTTTAATACAGCACTCCAATGTCTACTTCACATTCCCGTGATGTCCAACCATTTCATACGAAACCCGTACCAGGGTTCATGTTCATTCACGAGAGCCTATTCCGATTTTATTCGGGTGTACTGGACGAAGGGTCGAGAAACTATTGATGTCAAACCTTTACTGAGCACTTTTCAGAAAGAATTTCCACGATTCAATTCTCATGAACAACACGATGTTCAAGAAGCGATATTATGTATCATAGACATTCTTGAACGAGCCGAACCCGACGTGAAATTATGGTTTTATGGTAAGAAGACACAACAGACGATTTGGCCAGGGGGGAAGTCATCGAATGAAGAAGAATTTTGCATTCATTTGATAACATCGGATGGAATTGATATGGGTAAGATGTTGACTAAAAGTACAGACTGGAACGTACTGGAAAACTTTGAAGATACTAGTGGTAAAGTACATAACGTCGCCACGACACGTATGGTCTTTTCCAAACTTTCACAAATTTTAATGATTTCGTTTGACACTAAAAGTCACGTACGAGTTATAGAAACGATTCATATAAATGGACACGAGTACAAACTGATCGCGAGCGCTGTTCACGTGGGAAATCAGAACGACGGTCATTACGTGAGTTTTGTGAAGCGTAGAAACAAATGGTTCTTATTAAATGATGAAAGTGTCCGGGAACATGATCTACCTCTCGAAGCTGGACATTATTTCATGGTCTACAATCTAAAAACTCCTTCATCTGAATATTCTCCTTGATATTTACGATAGTCCTGTAAAACGTCCTCCGATTATTGGGGTGTGTCTTATCGATTCGTCTCTTTATGGGTTTCCACCACATCGGTTCTTCCCACGTGATATATTTACATTCGACGATCGCCCCATCCTCAAACCACGGTTCATCTTCCATTCTATTGAATGGAATTTCACTTTCAAAAAACATCTTCCCTTTTTCTTGTACATACAGTCGCCAAGCAGGTGTACCAGCTTTAAATCCAGGGGTTTCCCGTGAAGGTTCTCGCTTCATGAGAAAGTCAACCGTATTCTTCTCTCGTGGTTTCCATTTGAACATTGTCTCATGGGTTCCGATCCGCACGGGTTCGTTCACGGGTGTAAACACGAGGCCATCGATGACTTGTTTCACCGTCGGGAGATACACATCCATAAAATTTGCAAAGTCTTTCATATGGTGAAATGTTTTAAGTTTGAGACGATACATGTCAGATTTCATATAGATTACCGGCTTGAGCACACGTTGAGTCATTTCAAGCCTCTCTAACAAATTCATGTTCCAAATAGAATGTCCATTCACGAGTAGGGCATCATAAACCATGAGTGTATTCTCATAAAGTTCTCCATCGAGAATTGTTCCATCGTGAGCACTTTTCGCGAGACGTAATGGAACCTCAAACATGTTAAACGCGCGATTGACAAAAACACATTTTTTAACGCCTTCGTACATGAACGCGATCATCATGTGTCGTTCACCATCCGTCTTTTCACAAACCATGTAGTCGCCCCCCTTCAAGATTGGAAAATGCTTATGTTCAATCGAAATGGGCTGTGGTCCGGGAAAATAATCCTTACTTCCCCAAGCTGCGTGAATGTACGCGACGACATATTTGTAAAGTGGGGAATCCAACTTTATAGACATGTATTAATATCGTGTAATAACTTTAATTAACTTTGACACCCGCAGCGTTGAGAATGTTACTGACACATTCATGTGTATAACTCATCGTCAACTTAGCTGCCGTAAATGCGTACATTCGAACATTCTGTTCTCGAAATTTATCAAACATTTTGGGGTAAATTTTCAAGTTTCCAGACTTCTTATCCTTGATGTGTTTGATGACATTCTTAGTATTCATCATCCACGCCTTCGCATCAGTCTTTACGACACTGTATATGTCTTCGGAAATCTTCTTATCGATTTCGGTATCAAAATGGAGACCCATCTGATTGACAGGTTCTTTTGATTCTTCACGAACCTTCTGTTTGAAGAGGGTCCAATCAATACCTTCGCGTACGCCCGGGAACACGAGGCATCCAACCCCATCATGTTTATCTAAACACTGATCGAGTGACATATCATCAATCCCAACACCAAAATCGAAAAAAATGATACGATCGTATGTTTTTATAAACCGCTGCACCATCTCAGCTTTTTCATACGGGTCGTCGTTAACATAGGCTATCTGGTTGTCAATTTTTTTCTGAAGACATCTGATATTGAGACGTAGAATTGCGTGGAGCGTCTTCACATGACACGCCTTCGACCGAGTGGTGAGAATCGTTACACACTTCATGAGTATGCTATGAATCTAAGCCTTAAGCCTGTCGTTGAGACATCCGGAGAATGGTAAATTTCCTACATGACCAAGTGTGGTGTTTACATCTGCGTAAATCTTACCACCCACCTGCTGCCAACGGCGACAGAACGCGTAATCCTCAGAGAGATACCGACGATTTCCAGGGTCGATCATACAATCGAATGCTGCGTGATATTCGTCGAAGTCTCTATTTTGATGATCATTCTTACACCATAGATCCGGAAACTTTTCTTCGAGTGTTTTGAACACAGACCTCTTAATGACCATAAATCCAGTTGGTCCATCGAGAATTTCGATAAACCCATTTTCGACTGGACGGTTGTTCGCTCCAAAATTAATTACAAGACTAGACGAAAGCATTGACATATCGCGCTCATCTCCCCTCTCGACAGCCTTCGCAGCTTGATCCCACATGACAACCTTTTTGGGGTAGCACGCCACCGAAAGATCGTGTCCAGATTTAATCAGACGCACGACGGACTCGGGTTCAAAATGAATATCGGCGTCGATAAACATGAAATATTCGCAATCCGTCTTTTGCATGAAACGACCCACGGAAACATTTCGTGCGCGATGCACGAGTGATTCATTCTCGGTAGTATCAAGATACATCTGGATTCCTTCTTTTATTAAAAGAAGTTGAAGCTTGATAATACTGGATACATACTTTTCGAGGCATAGACCACCGTAGCATGGTGTCGCTATAAAGACCTTCGTCATATATTATGAATCGGCCTTAGCCTCTAAGTGCTTTTTAATGAGTACATCTATTTTATTCAGTGTTGGTATGGAAACCGTACATCTCTCACACAATTCGGATTTTGTCACTCTATGCCCGATGACTCTGTATATGATGGCCGAAGCGACACTGTTCGGTGTTTTACTCATCAATTCTACACAATCATCCATCGCGTTACACATCTTATTGCACGCCACTCGCTCTTTCCAATCGACATCGAATGAATTCAAAAGTCTAGTCATTACATCAAACGCCTTCGTCACGTAATTCTTTTCGGTGACACCCATTATCGTATCCTTGAACATCTGTGTCGTGCGACTGATATCCTTCGACTGAATTCCAAACATGTCCGCAATTTCCTTCGTTGTTCTTGGATACTGTGCGAGACGACACGCGTACAGTACACAGTTTGCTTTTATACCCAGGCGCACGGCACCTCGAGTAAGTTTACTTTCGTTGAATTTTTTATACATCATCTTTGCATCCTTGAGAATTGGGTCCGGAATGGTATGACACGCCTCGTCGATGTCCTTGTACGCATGAAAGAGTGACCGGTCTTTGTGGTTCATGGACATATGAAAACTGATTTTAGCCATGCGTTTATGTTCATACGTAGAATTCCGCTGGGTAGAAATGACCGTCCCCTTTCCCCAATTTTGGGAAAATAATTCTGGATTAGGATTTGGGTTTCCGCATCTCGACGGATCATTCACTTTGCCATCATCTGTTACACCACTCGTCCATTCAGCTGAATCATCTACAAAGTTATCCTGTACAAGCCCACATTGTGTACAAGTGGGTAAACCTTCCGGGGAAATCACCTTGATTCCCGAACACTCGCGACAAAAATGTATATTCACTGGCTTTTCATCTTGTTTTTTTGGTAATAGGGTGTCCAAATCGGACCATATAGCTGCCAGCATTGTTTTGAATGTGACAATCTTTTTTAGATTTTTAAAAAAACGCATCACGCACTTAGGCGTCTGACACGTTCTTCTATAGAATCGATCGTTTCCTTGAAACTCTTTCCACCTGAAGTCGTAGGCTCCCATTCATTCCATTCTTTGTCGATGGCTTGATGTCCGGGAGGTAGGGGAATCTCCTGACCTACGATTTCACTATCAGAAACGACAAAACCTTCGAGATCCGATTCGTCCTCATCACCACCTTCATCATACAAGTCACTGTCGCTGTCCTCGATGTCAATTTCACTGTACATAACAAATCTGTTCTCTCCCAAGGATTTCATCTCCAAATCCATAAACGTTGTTCCACTTGGGTAGTGTTCCATCACACTTTCGAATGGTGCGGGTGAGAATACATCGGTTTCGAGCTCATATACACATGCACTCTTATAAAAAAGTTCGGTTGGATTGAGATATCTCAGGCCAAGTGTGCGACCAGTGTTCATCGCGACAATCCCGTACATTTCGTCTTCAACACCATCTTCGTTTACTAATACTTTGACTATATCATCTTGGTTTATTTCGGAGGGCACAATCATGCTTAGAGTTTTCGCTCAAAAAAAATTCAGGGATAATATCACAGATGAAAGTTAGTATTTATTCGAAGGAAGGGTGTCAATATTGCGACCACGCGGTGACCCTGTGCGAATCAGAGGGTCTCGAATACGAAAAAATTATGGTGGACAAAGAAGAACTCAAAAAAGCTTGTGGTTCAGGAGCGACAACTTACCCTCAAATAACTATTGATGGACGTCACATCGGAGACTACTTTGAATTTCAAGAATACATAGAAGATGAATACGAACCAATTCTCGCCCCCACCCTAAACAGGTTCACTGTGTTTCCTCTGAAGTACCCCGAGCTCTGGGAACTCTATAAGAAGGCTCAAATGTCCAACTGGACTGCTGAGGAAGTGGATCTGTCCAAAGATATAGATGACTGGAGAACACTCAACGATAATGAACAGAAATTCATAAAGTATATCCTGGCGTTTTTTGCTGGTTCCGATGGAATTGTATTTGAAAACATCAACAATAACTTTGCTGATGAGGTGCAAATCTCTGAAGCTCGATCATTCTATGCGTATCAGTCCCACAATGAGATGGTGCACGGCGAGACCTACTCCAAATTGATTGACAAATACATCAAAGATGGTGCGGAAAAGAAACAGCTTTTCGAAGCTATTCAGACTGTACCCTGTATAGAGAAAAAGGCTAACTGGGCTCTCAAATGGTTCGATACCAAGTCCAAAACTTTTGCTGAACGTCTCTTCGCGTTCGCTTGTGTCGAGGGAATCTTCTTTTCTGGAAGTTTTTGTGCCATCTATTGGCTAAAGAAAAGAGGACTCATGCCCGGTCTCTGTTTTAGTAATGAGCTCATCTCTCGAGATGAAGGGCTTCATCAAGAGTTTGCTGTTGAACTCTTCAAACTTCTTCGTAACAAGCCATCGACAGAAGTTATTCATTCGATCGTGAAAGAGGCTGTCGAAATTGAAAAGGGTTTCATCTTGGATGCACTTCCATGTAACCTGATCGGTATGAACTCCGTGAAGATGTCCGAATACATCGAGTATGTGTCCGATCGCTTACTCAAACAAATTGGTCAACCCCCGATTTGGAACTCGAAAAACCCTTTCGACTTCATGGAAAATATCTCCCTCGACGGCAAGACAAACTTTTTCGAAAAGAGGGTTGGTGATTATGGCAAGATGGATGATGATACAGAAGAGATCGGTTTTGACGAAGATTTTTAAAAAAAATCTGTTTATATAGTAAAAATATGTCAGGGTACGGTTCCATGTCTGGTTTAGGGGGGTACAATATGTACAACCCCGTTTCCGGGACACCTATGAATGATAAACAAAAGAAGTATATGATATGGGCTGTAGTAATCCTCATTATCTGCTGCTGTTCGTCGTCTAGCATCGCCGCCTTTATGTCAACATCCAGTGGTGACAAAAATAAAAAGTAAATAACATAATCTGCGTACCAGATGCTATATTAAATGTAAGAAATGCATTTAATATACATGATTGATAAACGATTGATTAGAAGATAGATCCTTCTGTGTTAAGATCGAGTGGTTCTAACACAGATCCACTGTCGACCATCGTAAGTTGAGGCTCCGCGAAGTTGGGTTCGGGGTTGGGTACGTCCACCATCTGTACGACCTTCTTCTCACCTTTCTTTTTGGAACGATCGCACCCACACGTACTGGCTTTCACGGGTGCATCCTTTTTTATATTCATCATACCCCATACGACGAGTATGAACACGAGCATGTGCACGAGGAGACCGATCGTGGTGGGACAACCGGTGGGACTCGCGATACTCGATCCGAGTATGCGCCTGACGAGACGAAAAGTCTCTGGATTCGCGATGACATAGAAGGTCAAACCCGAAATGACAGAGATGACAAACTTCTCTTCCTGCTTCTTACCGTTACATCCACATCCACAGTCTTTAAAAAGACCCATAGTTACTTTTGGTATATGTCAATAAAAAAATCGACTTAAAGTTATACCGCCTAGTAAATATATAACCAACCAACAATGTCCCTCACTATCCAACGCTCTTCTGAATTCTCCTCGGCCTCTATCGGCTTTTCTAAACTCCGTAAGAACAAGAATGGCGGTAAAACCGTCTACCTCAACGGTGGTGACAACAAAAAAATGTTTCTTCAGCTCCCTTTCATGCGCTCACCTTTCGGCCTGAGTATGTTTACTGACGAAAGTACTGGACGCACGTCGTATTCTCTTGACCTGTCTTTTGACCCCGATAATACGGAAGCGATGGAGATTCATGACAAGCTCAAGGAACTCGACGAACTGATCGTAAACACGGTCGCCCAAAACTCCAAGGAGTGGCTCGGTAAAGAGTTCAACGTCGCGGTCCTACGTGAAGCGCTATACAAGCCCATCGTTCGTCCGGGTAAGGAACAATATCCTTCGACGATGAAGCTCAAGATTTCTACCAAGCCCGATGGATCTTTCGTCCCGGAAGCGTATTCTATGCAGCGGGAACAAGTGTCCCTCGATACGATTGAAAAGGGTCAGAAAGTGATGGCCATCGTAGATCTCAGTAGCATTTGGTTTATCGATAATAAATTCGGTGTAACCATCCGTCTCCAACAGACGCTTCTTGAGCAGTCTAGTAAGCTTCCTTCTTTCGCCTTTCAGGGCGTTGAACTACCCACCGACGAAGTTGACGACGAAGTCGAAGAGGATGATGAAGTCGATGACCAGTAAAAATCCAATTTCCAAGTCCCGTGGACTCACCCCCACCCCCTATTCGTAAGACGAAACAATCTTCTTACGAATATAATAATGAACGCTCAGGTGAAGAAACTCCTCAGGGGTGAGAAAGCATGTGCCCCTGCGTCATATCTCTGGTTGAAAAAGAAAAATGGAACTATGACCAAAGGTGCTGTGAAGATTGGTGAGGGTCAGTATGGTAAGGTGTATCGTGGATGCGTCGACGATGGATGTGAGAAGTATATCGTTTACAAGGAAATTAGAACTCCTTCATTGAGTGAAAAGACCAACAATTTGCCACTGGCTGGATTTAAAAAAGCCCTGGATGAGATGAACCCAAAAATGGAATTTACCATCGCGGAAAAGTTGGAAGGTTTCGGGGTTCCCAAGATGTACCTCTACAAGACATGTGATAAGAAGGATATCATCTACTCAGAGTATGTGAAGGGTAAGGAGATGAGGGAATGGGTGGCCATGCAACCCACTCTATCTGCCATGAAATCCGTCATGTTACAGGTCATCTATAACCTCTACCGTATCCAAAAGAAGTATCCAGGATTCCGTCATCATGATCTCCATCTTGGAAATATCCTCGTTCGACCAGTTCCTGTGAAGGACATGAAAATCATGGGGCATACCATTTCTAACGCGGGTTTTGAAGCTGTCATCATCGATTTTGGATTTGCCGTTTTCCCACGAATTAAGAATCCTCTCATCAATGCGAACAATTACAAGAACATCGGCATCTCGAGAAAGTCGGACAAACATTATGATTTACACTTTTTCCTGAACTCCGTACACGAGATGGTTCGTCAACCGCGTACACGGACGGAGCGTGTAGTGAAGACATTCATCGAAAACCTGTTACCATTAAAATATCTTGTGAGTAGGTCGAATGTTGTCAAGAACTATAGACTGAGAGGTAACAAGACCGTTGACATTAGCTTCGAAGAGGTTCTCTCCAAACCTTTTTTTACAGGTGAGAAAACATCGATTACCATTCCTCTATCCAAACCCAAATCCGTCACAAAAATTCAGGTTTCTAAACCAAAAACACCTGTAAACAAAGAGGCTGCTAAAGCCCGTGCAGTTGTCATCCTAAAGATGGGTAAAGCGAAACCGAAAAAACGCCCAGGTGTGATTAGAGCACGACCTTGAAGATCCGCTTCGTACCTTCATCAACTTGAGAGAGTACCTTAAATTTTGGAGTCTTGGTGAGTTTTTCACCATTCTTAGTGACGAACGATTTCATCCGTTCAACTTCACCACGCGGCATTTTCCTGGTGTACTTGAGCGTGACATCCCTGTTTCTCATAGACAGTATAGTCGAAGACATTTTAATGTTTACCTATATTAAAAACATGATCGCGTTTATAATTCTTTTAGTCATAAATCTATACATTCTCTTCACCACACGTAAGATTTCAACATATAGTGAGAATGAGAAGTGGACTATTTTCGGGACCATGGGGTGTGGATGGACTCGGAAACAGTTGGAGTATATGAAGAAAAATGGTAAACAATTCACCTTCGTCGATTGTGATTCGGATGACTGCGGGGATTTAGATGGATTTCCCACTATTGTTCATCCAGATGGTAAACAGACAACTGGGTATATGGAACTTTAAACACTCTTGATCATGTTAATAGAAATGGCCAAGATGAAAGCATCGACGAGAGTGTTAATAGGCTTGAGGATGGTGATATGCTTCACGAGAGACCTATTCCAGACGACACGGATAAGGAAGGTCATGATGAGGATGCTGAGAAGAAAGTAAAGAAATTCTTCAAGCAGATCAGACTTGGTTTCAGCCTTTAGCATTTTCTTGAACATTTATAGTATGTAAATATTTTTTCTGTGCCTAGGTTAAGGATGAAAGACCTCCCCCTGAGTGGGTCTGAAAGTAAATTTACCAACCGGCGCTGGGGAACGTCAAAGGGTATTGGAAACAACAACTGTTATGCGTATGCGGTAGGTGATTATGAATCATATCGTATGCAAAAGTCAGTTCCGGGTGATCGCTCTGGACTGTCGAATGGTGATCATAACTATACACACTGCACAGGTCTCCCCGGACGCGTCGTTTCAGACAACCCAAAGAAAGTGTACAGGGCTAAACCCGATGAGAAGTGTAAAAAGGGCTACTTTAAGGTCATGATGTTCGTTTCTCCTGGACGACCCACGAACTACATTCGACAAGGTGATTTTCATTTTTATAAACAACACGGTGTCGTGGAGTATAAAATCAAACCCGGTGATACGATCAATTCTGTCGCTAAATTCTTCAAGGTACCAGAATCTAGGATAAAGAGGGGTGGTACATTCAAGGTTGGAAAGCGTATTATTTTTAAAGCGAACGTCTTCAGTCACAAACGTGGGTGGGCTACTGGACCACTTCTGACTGACGCGAAGGGTAAGATGATCAAGGATCCGCGTAAGGCTTCGAGGGATTACCCTGGGCTAAAGTACGAGAAATATTGTAGTTCATTCTGCGTCAAGAATACTGGGATCAAAGTCGGTAAGTCCCACTCCAAGGTCGGTAAGAATGCTTTCTAGATCGGGCAGATTGTCAACATCAAAATTGATATCAAATAGATCGAGTACGTCAAATATAGATTCTCCATTCAAGGACACAGTGTTCGCAGCAGATGTGTAATTGTTTTGAACCGTGACCGTTATTTTAAAATGAGTTGCATCAAATACCTTTCTACAAGTGGGACACGTATTCTTACCTCGGTTTTTCCATCCCTGTAGACAGTGGGAATGAAATATATGTCCACATCGGATAGGCGGGTTTGACCTCGTCGATCTGACTTCACCGAGACATATAGAACATGTCGACATTCTATAGGAAGGTTTTAAAGTTTTTTCCGTGATTTCGCTCAGTTAGTAGATGTCAGGCATCTTGAGAAGGGGTACGTTGCAATCGTTGCAGTTCGTCTTACCTTGTTGGTCGTGAACCTGAGAAAGAAGCTGGGGACCCTGCTTTTGGAGAAGTTGGCGGTACGAGTAGTTGTCTTCGAAGGAGATGTTATTTTGCTTCATGACATAGTTGTTAAGTAGTTGCGCTGACGAGTTCAAGGTGAAACACCGGCCATCGGCCATACCAAGTCGCTGAGACATTTTGTTATTATAAATCTAGAAATTAATTTGTCTGTTGGTGATCGTTTTCAACCACGAACTAAATCCCTTCTCTCTGAGTAGTTTGATAAAGGGATCACACCTGTATCCCAAAAAAATATCAAAAACATCCGTTTCCACTGTGCGCGAAACCCGAATTTCAGGATTCTCGTTGATGTGCTGGTTGACGATGTTATATCCAAAAGCAATCTCCTTCAGTGTTTCAGCACCGGTAATGATGATCTTCCCTGTGCTGAAAATACTGCACGTAATCTCCTTCATATCCTGGGAAGGTTTGAATTTGATTTTAACTGCCGAGTACCTATCCGGTTCGAATGACACTTTGAATACATCATCACTCTGTTCAAACCAGTCGGCAACTTTCATGAGATTGACGTTATAGTTCAGACTGAAATTTGAATTGATCATGACGACACGAAAAGAATCGACGGGTATGTCGTTTTCCATGTTCAGAAAAATCTTGAAAATGTGGGTCAGTTGAGTGATGATACGTTTACAATCAAATAGATCACAGCATCCCGCAACCTGAACACTCCCATTAGGAAAAACCTTGACAGATTTGGTACTGTATGTGTCATGGTAGGTGAGCGTGACCTGATTGTAAAAGGTCGTGGGCTTCAGTTTCCACTCGAATCCATCGGTATTCGTTCCTTCACGTCGCATCTTGTAAGACCCCACTTCTTCAAACACGCTGCGCAGTTTTTTTATATCAATATCATGAATAAAGTTGGAGATCATCGTGATCGTTGTAATTTTTATCCAAGAAGGTCGAGTCTCATCCGGTAAGCCCTTCCTAAACTCATCGAGTGTTAGGAGGTAGGAGAAGGAGTTGTTTGCGATCGAGGAATACATTTAAGTCATAGTTTTCATACATGAAGTGTTTCACTTAGGTTTTCTACTTAGAGAAAAGGACCGCTTTAAGTTTACATGACTTCATTTTTATCGTCTGCTAAATACATCCACGATGTGGATTCTAACCTCTCTTACGTCGAGATCGTTTATGAGCGCTACACACGTAAACATGGATACCAGACGTATACCGATTACATCAACACGACTCCCCTCGCCGACTGGACGCTTCTTCAATCGAGTAAGCGCTCGATTCAGTATTACAAGTTTTTAGATACGATGGTCAAAAAAACACTCGAAGTGAGGCAGCGACTGGCGGAATTATACCTCGAGAATATAATGTCATATGAGCAATCTGATACTGTATATGTTCGTATTGCGCATGCGACTAAGATTTTGGATCCCACGTTTCAACCACCCTTTGTGAATATGAATAGTGAATGGCAAAGGGACTTTATCACTCGATTTTGTAAGAAGGAAGTTCCAAAGGTTATACAGTCATGTGTAAAGAATGACCGTCTCGAATACTTCTTCAGCGTACTGCAAAAAATAGAAGCAGGAGAATGATCAGTAAAATGATCAGAGTAATCCCTAAAAACCGAGGCTTTTTCGCCACACCGACAACGATAGGCTTTTCTCCGGGGGTAGAATTCTTCTTTTCGCATGTATAACCCGTATCTATGTTTCTCTTTGGGTGAACATCCCTAGGAATGATCAATGGTGTCACTTGGTCCTCACATAAACCATAGCCACAATACACACTTTTTTTGTCATCGTACAAAGCCTCACCTGGACGAATTTCCGTAAAATCGGCAAAATCACCCGTTTGTCTCACACCTCCTGGAAGGGAGAAGTCGCGTGAGACAAATGGGTTGACATCATCAATGGCATCACCGTCGTCTAACATGAACGAACTCATAATTAGTATTACTTCAGATTATAATTCTTGTTACGCATTTTATATCTGTGCTCTTCCCACATCTGATCTAAATCAACATTCAACATATGTGCAAGTTGAAAGAGGTAACTGAACACATCCCCCATTTCCATCATAACATCAGTACCCCTCTCCTTCTTAAGGTTGGTCTTTTTGAATGTTTTTTTATATTGACGAATTGCTGAAGCGAGCTCACCAAACTCCTCTGTTAATAGAAGCCATACCGTATCCACGGCGGCTCTATCCCACCCCTTGGATTTACATACCTTCTCTGTTTCCAACTTATAGTAATTTAGACTCATTTACAACTTAGTTTCATATGGTGTGCAATCTTTAATTAATTCCAATCTTTTTGTTGAAGGGGATCTTATTTCCGGTGGTACTCGTGTTGATGGGTTGATCAATGAGTGTACGCGTTGTGTTTATATCACGTGCGTATGAAATATACTGGGAAACGCCAGTCTGAATCTGCCCCAGAGCGATCTCAATCACCCGGTTGTTCATGAACTTGACCTGTTGGTTAATTTGCGAATGATGATCACCGGAATTGTTGATAAACACGACGCGCATTATACTGTACAGGTCATCTCGGTTCTGATAATCGATGGCAATGCCAGTCTTATTCTTGAAGGCCTGACGAATTCCACGCTGGAGCAAATTCAAATTGAATTCAGAAAAGAACAGGGTATTCAGTGGGGTCTCACACTGTTTCATAGAATTTAGGTGGATGCTATCACGCATTTTAATATAACCACCGAAAAAAAACTATCCGTAAATACTAAATGTTAAACTTCGCAGACTTTGATGAGGTATTTACCTCCAAGCCCAATCATGTTGACGAAATTCCCTGTGAACCCCCAAGCTGCTTCGTGGGTTCTTATGCTCCAGTGGCCAAGGCTGGTGAAGATGGTCCCTTCTTCGTGAACACTTACCTTCTTCAACCCAACCGCAAGTTCGAGACATTCGGAACAGTTTCCGTGAGGAGCAAGGATCTCGAGTGCAAAAAATAAGTTAAAAATAAAATTAGAACTTTAGATATATGAGGGTCATTAAACGCTCAGGTCGTATTGAGGATATGAAATTCGACAATGTCACCAATAGGATCAAGAATTTAACATATGGTCTCTCCGAGAAATGTGACTCTTCCAAAGTTGCGCAACAGGTTTTTTCATCACTCTATGACAATATCACTACCCAGGAGATTGATATTCTCTCCGCTGAGACCTGTATTGGAATGATCACATCCGATCCCGATTATGAAATACTCGCTACACGCATCATCGCGAGTAATATTCAAAAGGTGTGCCCAAATAACTTCCATCTCGCAATGCGAAAGCTTCATAAGGCCGGTGTCGTCACGGATGAAGTCGTAGAAGTTGCGCAACAAGTGAAGATTGGTATCGATATGGATCGGGATTTTGATTTTGGATACTTCGGTCTTAAAACACTCGAAAAGAGCTACCTCCAACGCGTCGATGGAAAACTCATCGAGACACCGCAATATATGTTCATGCGCGTTTCAATCGGTATTCACGGAAAGGATGTCGTCTCTGTACTCGACACGTATGATAAGATGTCTCGCGGCCTTTTCATTCATGCTACACCAACCCTATTCAATGCCGGAACACCCCGACCTCAGATGTCCTCGTGTTTTCTCATCGCCGGCAAGGAAGATTCCATCGATGGTATTTACGGAACCCTCACTGAATGTGCTCAGATTAGTAAATGGGCGGGTGGTATTGGTATGCATATCCATAACATTCGCGGTAACAAATCAAAAATTAGGGGTACTAATGGGCAATCGGATGGAATCATTCCCATGCTTCGTGTGTTCAACGCCACAGCTCGGTATGTGAATCAGGCGGGTCGTCGCAAGGGGTCTATCGCGGTTTACCTCGAGCCGTGGCATACAGATATCATGGATTTCCTAGAATTGCGTCTCAATCAGGGAGACGAAGAAGCCAGGTGTCGTGATCTCTTCTCAGCCATGTGGATTCCCGATCTCTTCATGAAGAGGGTCGAAGAAGGTGGTAAATGGTCTCTATTTTGTCCCGACACAGCCAAGGGTCTGTCGGATCTATACGGTGAGGAGTTTGAGGCGCTGTATACCAAGTACGAAGAGGACGGTCTCGCCACTTCCACAGTTCCCGCCGCTGATGTATGGAAGGCAATTCTCAAGTCTCAAACGGAGACTGGTACACCATACATGCTCTACAAAGATGCATGCAACGCCAAGTCGAACCAAAAGAATTTGGGTGTTATTAAGAGTTCAAACTTATGTACCGAGATTATTGAGTACACCGACGAGGATGAGACTTCTGTATGTAACCTCGCATCCATTGCTCTCCCCAAGTATGTCAACAAGGAGACGAAGACGTTCGATTACGACAAACTTCATGAAGTCACAAAGACTGTCACGAAAAATCTGAATCGGGTCATCGATAGGAACTTTTACCCCGTCGAGACGGCGAGGCGCTCGAATACGAAACACCGACCCATTGGTCTCGGTGTGCAGGGTCTCGCGGACGTCTTCATCCTATGTGGTCTTCCATTCGATTGCGAAGAATCCCGTCTCATGAACGCTCATATTTTTGAGACTATATACCACGCAGCACTCGAGGCGTCTTCTGAATTGGCTGAGACGGAAGGTTCTTACGAGAGTTTCGAAGGATCACCGGCATCCAAGGGAATTCTCCAACCCGATATGTGGGAGGGTGAGACCAAGTTTAGTGGGCGATATGACTGGGATGCGATGCGTGAGCGTGTCAAGACTAGGGGTGTCCGTAATAGTCTACTCGTGGCACCTATGCCTACAGCCTCCACCGCCCAAATCTTGGGAAATAATGAGTGCTTCGAGCCGTATACGACAAACATATATCTTCGGCGCACACTCGCGGGTGAATTTGTCGTAGTGAACAACCATCTCGTAAATGACTTGAAAAAACGAGGACTTTGGTCGAAAGAGATGAAGAATCTCATGGTCAAGGCTGGTGGGTCTATTCAGAATATCGTGGACATTCCGGATGATATCAAGAAATTATATAAAACTGTATGGGAAATTAGTCAGAAGTGTATCATTGACATGGCCGCGGATCGAGGGCGGTTCATCGACCAGTCCCAATCTATGAACCTTTTCATGGAAAGTCCAACGATGTCCAAGTTGTCCTCGATGCACATGTACGCGTGGAAGGCGGGTCTCAAAACGGGTATGTACTACCTTAGATCCAAAGCGAAGGCTCGACCAATCCAATTCAGTTTAGAGCCCGATTGCGTGGCCTGCTCTGCTTAAAGTTTAGGATACTTAGTATATCAGTACAGCATGGCTAAAGTCAACGAGGCTCTCGACGATCTCGAAATTTCCAAATTCAATAACAAGAAGATCGTATTATCTACAAAGGCCGGAACTCCTGTTCGAATTCAATTCCCACGGTTATATATGCCATTCGGTGTATCTGGATTTACCCCAGAAATTGGAGCCACGAAGTACAACATCGATTTTGCAATGAAAGGGTACGATGAAGATGGGAGTTATATTAAAAAGTTTTACAGTTCTATACGAGCTATTGAAGATAAAATTATCAATGCCGTAGTTGAACAGAGTCAGGATATTTTTGGCCGAGAGATGACAAGGGATGAACTCTTACCGATGTTTAATTCCAACGTGAAAGAGTCTAATGACCGCGAACCAAAATTCCGTATAAAGGTTGACGTCGATCACACGAATCTCATCAAAGCGAGTGTATATGATGCAAACAAGAATCCAATTAAAACGGAAGTTTCGAATGGTCTCTATGCAAGAAATTCGGGACACGCAATCGCTGAACTGAATAGTGTGTATTTCTTGAATAGAAAGTTTGGGTGTACATGGAAACTTCATCAACTTATGGTCTATGAACCACAAAATTTAAAGGGATTCCAGTTTATTGTTTAATAACCACCTGGTAACATGGGCATACGTTGACCCATGGGATTTAATCTGAAACTACCACCTTGTGGTCCAACCATCACAGGGTTTCCACCCTGTCTACCTATAGCCATCGCACCCATCCTGTTCGCAACCATTCTCTGAGCTTGATTCAGATTCGTGGTTCCGAAAGAGATCGCATTCATAGGCATACGACCCTGGGCAGCTGCTCGAGCGGCTTGAGCCTGTTGCATCGCAGCCGCTTGAGCGGCTTGAGCCTGTTGCATCGCAGCTGCTCGCGACTGGGCAGCCATCTGCTGCATCTGACCACGACCCTGAGCCTTCATACGTTTGAATTCAGCCTCTGCATCTCTTTTCATATCTCTCATCATAGACTTACCTTGTCTCTTTGCGAATTTAGCACCCCTTTTCATGGCCATTTTACCACCCCTTTTCATTGCCATTTTAGCAAATGCGGACGCCATATTTTATCATATGTCATCATTTTTTATTTTTAGTTCCACTCTTCTTAGCCATCATAATATGGTACACAGCCTGAGCCTCCTTAAGAAGTTTACCCTCAACCCTGGTAAATTTATTTGGGTCCATACCTAACTTGATCTTAGCGACGAGGACAGAATCTCTCCATTTTGCGAGAGTCATCGTTATAGTATAAACACATATTTTTAGGCCATCTTGGCGATGAGTTTGTCGTACCCTTTGGTACCTTCCCTGGGTTGCAACTTAAAGCCATCTTTAGAGGGCTTGAACACCTTCACCATCGCCTTCTTACCTTCCTTCTTCATGCGCTTCTTGGCAGCATCACGCGCCGCCTTGCTCTTGATGCGACCATCCTTCTTATCCCTCACGAGATCTTTCTTGGTGAGACCACCAGCAGTCCGGTCAGCGTTACCGTGGAAAACTTCAGCGCGGGAACCAATCATATTTACTCTATGCTTTGAAAATTTTCTTGATGTCCAAGATTGAAATTTTGTCTGATGTCCTGTTCACGGGGATTTGTTTCTCGATTCTCTCATCGTTGAGAACCTTCGAACACACGATCGATTTATGACCTTGGAGAGCCATCATCTCTTCCTCGACGCTCACAAAACGCGAACACTCCTTGTAGACCAATTTTTTGACATAGACCGCTTTGGTCTGCCCGGTGCGATGACTCCGACCGATAGCCTGAAGTTCAGTCGCGGGATTCCACGAGGGTGCTGTAATATAGACACGAGTCGCCTCTTGGAGGTTGAGACCTTGGCCACCACTCTTAATTTGAATGATGAAGATTGCACCCGGTGCAGCCTTCTTGAATCCCTCGATTTGTTTGACACGCTCATCTTTGGGTACCGATCCATCGATTCTGTAGACGGGTCGCTTGAGATTCTCCTGGATGTAATTCATCTCACCCCTGAACTGACAGAAGATGAGGGTCTTTTCATCTGGATGACCATCAATCATACGGAAAAGGGTCTCCATCTTGTTAGAGCGACCCACCCACTGTTCCGCTTGTGTCTCATTCTGCTTCGCAACACCATCGAGGTACATCTGAGGCCAGATCATCGCCTGACGCGCACGAAGGAGACACTCCAAGATGATCATGTTCTTGGCGTTCAGGGACTGGGCGTGTCTGAACGCTTCGCGAATAGTATCCTGTGCCTCGAGAAACACGACTTCGTACAATTGCTTCTCATCCGGAAACATATCCATCTCGACATTCTCAAAGTAGCATGGAGGCAGTCTCAAACGCTCATTGATTTTGGCCAAGTCTTCCTTGGTGCGTCGAAGAATGTAGATATCCTTGATCTTGCTCGTCATACCCTGAACAACAATTTTAGACAGACCCAAAAAAGTTGAGAGTGACACAAAGTCCTCCATGGAGTTGAACACTGGCGTACCAGTCACGATCCACCTGATCCGGGTATGAAGACGACACACACTCTTGAAAAGTTTGGACTTCTTATTGCGAATCTCATGGGCTTCATCCAAGATGACTCGATCCCATTGTACCATATGAAGAGGTGTTTTCGCATCGGGTCCACCACCTTTTACCGTAAGAAGGGTGTACGGTGCCAGTGTCACATCAGCTTCTTTGATTCTCCTTTCTAGACCATCAAAGATATTGATCGTCAAGTTCGGAGCGAATCGCGCAATTTCTTCTGCCCATTGAGTGATAATAGATTTGGGTAAGATGATTAGGGTACGAGGCTTCGGGTTACCAAGCATGGTTGCCACGAGTTGTACGGTCTTACCGAGACCCATTTCGTCACATAAGAACCCACCTTTGGGTCCCGATTTCTGTCCTTCCATCGTAAGCATCCAGAGGACACCTTCACGCTGGTAGGGTGCAAAAAGACGCCCGTTGAGGGTGTCTTTAGCCAAAGTGTATTGCTCTTCAATAGTCATCGTATGGATCTTCGTCGGGGAGAGGTTCGATCTCACAGAGAACTGGTTCTGGTTCTTTTTTCTTGCGAGGTTTCTTCAACTTAGGTTGAGGAAGTTCATCCAGATGTTCTCTAAAATAGAGAACCTTTTCCCAAAATTCTTTCATGATCGGGAAATTCGTATTCCACCATTCACGATCCCTCTTAACATTCACAACGTCAAACTCTTCGGGTTTCGGCCAGTTTGTGATTGCGGGTTTATATTGAATGAAGTCGGCTTCTTCTAGATCGAGTATTTCCATACAGAGCTGTAATTGTGGCATGTAATGAACTGGTACTTCACCCGGAATGATTTGTCGCATCGGTGGACATTTGATCTCGACCAACTTACCCGATTCCGTAACGCCATCTGGACTTCCACCAAGCCACGAGTGGATGGGATGAGGACATAATCCAAGTTCGTGAACAACCTCACCGTGTCGCTGTTCATAAAGTATTCTAGCCTCATCTTCATATAATTCACCATGCTTCGTGGCAGCATTGCCAGTGAATTTCTCACCCAATCCACACTTTTTCAACAAGAGACCTTCGGGTGTTTCATATTTATTCACTCCGATCGCCGAAGCCGCATCACTCGCCGTGAGCATATTGCCACGAAGTGCGAGCCATTCATCACTTTTCTGAGCGGCATATTCCCTCGCTAACGCAGCTTTAACGTTGGGGTGCATTAATAGAACCAGTGTTGTATTTTTTAAGTTGTTCAAAAAAGACTCGAGCTGCAATCTGCTCAGCTTGTTTTTTACTTTTCGCACACCCTCTACTCATGAAACAATTATTGATATAGACGTCAATGTAAAAAATACCCTCGTTATGACCAGCGACGCGATATTCTGGAAGAGGCATATTACCCGTCTGACAGTATCGCATTAAGTGGTCCTTAAAATTGTCATCAACCATGATCGAATTTAGGTTCACAATTCTTTCATCCGTATATATTCGGAGTACAAACTCTTTCGCATGCAAGAGTCCCAAATCCATGTAAATGGCACCGATGAGGGCCTCGAAAACATCTTCAAGGATTTTAGGATTAGTATTCCAGTTATTTCGAAGTCCTTTCTCGTCCATGATGACATATCTTTCCAAACCTAAATGTTTGGCAATTCCGGCTAGTGTTTCACCACGAACGAGCTTGGTACGAGCTTTCGTGAGGAAACCTTCTTGTTTACTTTCAAAACGATCAAACAAAAACTTAGTAATAACAAACCCTAATACAGAATCACCAATAAATTCCAGGGTTTCAAATGACTCTGTAAATTGTTCATATTCTTTGAGGGCGGATTTATGTGTAAAAGCCTTTTGGTACAAATCAAGATTTTTGATCTTTGTACCAACAAGTTGTTCGGTGACCTCCTTCGTGAGAAAGTTCACCATGTTGTTATGTTTAGTATGTATTTATTTTTTAAGCCACCTTCTTAATGTAATGGGGAGACAGGTACTTCTGGAGGTTGAGATACGTCACCTGGATGTCAGCGGGGGGGTCGAGAAGAGCGCGAAGCTTATCGTCCAAGATGAGCTGGCGACCGTTCTCAGGGTGCTTGAGACCGTTGTCCGTGATGTACTTATTAATGAACTTGGTCACCTCGGAGCGAGAGATGAGCTCGCCTTCAGGAAGTCCGATGAATTCGCGCAACTTAGGGCTGATTTCCTGCTTACGGTTGAAGCCGTTGTTTTCAGCCCGCTTCTTAGCCTTCTCACCATCAGGATCCTCCTGGGTGTTCTTGATCTTACGAACAAGCTTGGTCAGGGCCTTGACATCCTTGGAGAGCGCGATAAGTTCAGTTTGAATGGTTTCGAGGGACATTATATCTATCTTATGAATGTAATCTTTAAGTAAGATATATCATCAAACCAAAAGACGTAATTAATATCACGAAAATAACCAGGTATATTTCATTCCTATTCAAACGATCGAAATTCATTTTCCTTATTTTATCGGCGAATGACACGTGATCGTTTTCACCATCCTTGAAATGTCGTTTAACAATCCTGAACGGTTCCCTGGGTTCCGTACCCTCGGTTTGTCCAGGACACCCCCCTGCACAGCATCCCGGTGGGCATGGGGAAATATATCGTCCCCGTCGCACAGCGCAAATTTGCTTCTGTCTCGGGTCGCGTTCATAATCATACGCGTAACATCTACATTCATCTATGACGTCACAGACCATTTTAATATATCACAATATTATAATGGATATTGAAATTTACCCAGAGTCGGTCATCAATCGATACATCAACGAAAATTTATTTTTCAATGATGATAAATTGAAAAAGTATTATGAACGAAATGAGGCCCGTGACTTAAATAAATTTAGAACACGTGTACGCACAAAATTCGGAACGAAATCTTTCGAGAAGATGATGTATGTATTTGTGACAGATTCCATTCGTGATATCATACTGGAAACCACTGGTGAACTTACAGAAGCCATGAAATCCATGGGTGATCTCATCGTCAGTGGGGGTGAAGCGTTCAACTTATACGTGGATTATAAGGAACGTATCGTCACAAGTGATATAGACGCAAAATTTTTACCGCGAATTCCCGTAAACACCAAATTCTTCGGAAAACTCCAAGCGATTAAACTTCTTCTTTGGGATAAACTCGGTGAAATAGCTAAAAAATTGAACATTCGCGTCAAAAATAGAATCCTATCCATGCAAAAGAAGCATTCCAAACTGTTCAAATTTTTGGGAATCGGATTTAAGAAGTCCGGTCCATTTGTCACACGACGTTATACGTTAATTAAGAAGAAAAAGACTAAAGATGGTCAAAAGCCTTCAAAGGGTGATATTTTCATAGATGTCGAATTATTCGCACTCGACTTGAATATCCGTTACTTTTCACCCGAATTTGGTAAAATTGTGGATTCGACCATGGGTGGTATTTTAGATATTCCGTTTATGCGCCCCGGTGAATTTGGGCATGAAGTCGCATTCACGAGACGTCGAGGTATCACGTATCGTAATAAAAGTACCAGTAAGTTGGTGGTGAACAATAAACTATTCATCGCGAGTAAAGAATTTTTAATCGAAGACATTTACTTGATGAACAAGCTCAAACTCAGGCCGGAGAAGAAGGAGAAAGATCGCATGCGACTATTGAAACTTACACGATTATTCGATAAACGGATTAAATCGACGGAAACCATCGACGGGATGTTTAAGAGGGTTCGTGCTAAGATTGCAAAGACTGGGACCGTAACTAAAATTAATAACGGGAGGGTGTCGATGAAAAACGCATCGAATGTCGATCCGTATAAATACACAAAGTTTACAACCACACCCATGAAGGATCGACTGTCTAAACAATTCGTTCACGGCATGAAAACAATTGTGAAAAATGTAAATGTGCCGGGATATAATCGATCAAACGGTAATCAACGTTTCAATCTAAAGAAATTCGAATGGGTCAAGAATAATAGCCTCGCCTACGTGAAGAATGAGGTCAATTTAAGACCAATTGAATCAATGAAACTTCCTGATAATGTACCCATCAACAAAACACTTTATGGTTTCAATCCCAGGAGAAACATAAAGATCCCCAAGAAAGTGTTAAATAAGTCAGCTGCTATACCATTTGTAGGTTTAAAGAAATGATTCCTTACATATACATAAATGATTTACAACACCCCCGTCAAAGGTGAAGATGGTCTCTATTTTGTGAAAGCACTCAACGACAACAAACGCAAGTGTTTCGTTCAGCTCAATAAGGTTTCGGTCACCGACGTTTCTGATGAAATTGTTTTCGATCTCCTCACAGATACAAACACCCAGAAGATTGAGGCGGTCGATACTCAGAACCTAACCGCCGCTCAAGAGAACTGTGTTGACTGGTTCGGTAAGAGTCTATCCGAGAAAGTGATCCATGGTGCATATACCTCTGGTTTAGTTAACGGGCAAATCACAGGCGACCGTATCGCGGTTACCAAGATTTTTAACTCTGAACAGGTTTCCCAGGGATCTGATATTCTTCAGACAGGGGATACTTGTGACGTGATTCTCGAATTTGCCGGTCTTTGGTTCGCCAAGAAGGCTTTCGGTCCGACATGGAATGTTGTCCAGGTGAAAATTCGGGATGCCCCAGTTCCCACCCCCGAATCGGATCCAGATGAGGATACTTACCCAGACGAATATGCCTTTGTTGATGAGGATGAGGAATAAAAAAATTGTTGTACATATATAAAAGATAATGAAGGTTCGCACCCGAAACCTGATGATGATAATGGCCGTCGCCGCGTTGATCTTCGTGCTTTTCACTCTAAACAAGAAGTCTGAATATTCCATCCATGAACGTGAGTATGCTGCCCTAGCGACTGGACCCGCGGCCGGTCCCGCCCCAGAAGCTGGTGCCGATACCGTCAATGGTGGTATGAACAAGGGTACTGGTCTCGCCTCGTCGCTACTCCCCCGTGAGGTTGCCTCCGCGGAAGATTTCGGACAGTTTGCCCCAGAGGACATCCTCGCGGGTCAGAATTTCCTCGAGCCCCGTGCGCAGATCGGTTTCCCCGAGACAGTCGGTGGTGCTCTCCGTAACGCGAACCAGCAGATTCGTGCGGACCCCCCTAACCCCAAAGACCCTTTCGTGTGGAACAACTCCACCATTGTGCCCGATACGATGCAACGTGGTTTGTGCGCTTAAAGAATATACATTAGTTATCTAATATAATGACTTCTGTTTCCAACGAACTCTCCGAGAGTGTCTCTAAACTCGTGGAACTCACCAAACAATTGTCTGAAGCGAAATCTGATATCAAAATCCTAAACCAGGAAGAAAAGCGTCTCAAGGAGAACGTAAAGAAGCATATGGTTTCCCAGGGTATTGATACCATTAACCTCAGGAAAGGTAAAATTAGTATACGTAAGTCCGTACGTAAGTCGGGTATGACCAAAGATGCAGTCAAGGATGGCCTCTCAACATTTTTTGGTGGCGACGAAACGAAAGTCGAAGGAGCTCTCAATGCGATTAAGGATGGTCTTAAAGTAAAAGAGTCGACTTCAATCTCACTAACAGGTATAAAAGATAAGCCCGAGAAAGATAATAAGTAAATGCACCATGGTCTGGAGTCAGTACGTCGACGAAGCGACTATTGGGTTTGATGCTGACATCAGTGACGATGACGAATTTGCTGACAGTGGTCTTCATACCATCGAAGATTGGGAAGTCGAATACTCGGATGAACTCAATATGATGTGGGGAATCATCAGGACACTACTGTATGACGCGGGTATTGAACATACATGTGAGTTTGTAGATTTTGTCGATTTTTGTTACACCGAACACGATCCATACGTTGAAATGATGTATTCCGAACACCACGACTTGTTACTGTCCATCTGGACACAAATTCGTCGAGTAATTCACGATAATCATCTCCACGAAGAGATGATGCGCGGTGCATCAGTTGGTCATTTTTTTCAGTTCATGATACCATACATTATAAATAATAATATCACGTTATGTTAAATGCTCCCTGATATCACTTCTCAGAAAGTAGCCGTCCCAGCTGCTTTATTTCTTGCGTTAAGTCCCGGTGTACTTGTGACCACGACCGGTACGAACGTGAAGTTTATGAACCGTCAGACCAGTCAAATGGCTGTGTTTTTCCATGCACTCGTGTTCTTCATCGTCTATAGCCTCGTCGCCAGGATCATGGGTCTTGTGTTGACGAAGACTGATCTCTTGGTCACTACCGCGATGTTCATCGCGCTCAGTCCGGGTTTACTTCTCAGTATCCCCCCAGGTTCTGGTGGTATTTTCCAGTCTGGGCAGACTAGTATAGAATCCGTCGTGACCCATTCGATCGTGTTCGCGGTCGTATTCGCGCTTTTGCGTCGCCAATTTCCTCAATTCTATTAAGTAAGAGATGAAGTATCTTGTCTTAGGGCCTGCATCTATGGGAATTTATTCCCTGATCGGTTCCCTGAAGGCTATGGAATCTAAACTCGTGGATGTCCGTGAAATATCGGGGTCATCCGCGGGTGCAATTCTTGCTTTGTTTTTAGCATTGGGGATCTCGGTCGATGAAATTTTAAACATATCTCTATCTCTCGATATCCTCAACTTTGTTAAAATCCGTATTGGGTCATTTTTTAACAAATTTGGTTTTGTTGATATGGATCCCATACGTGATAAGATAGTTGAAATATGTGGCTGTGATCCAACATTTAGTGATTTGGAAACGAATATTCATATATCCGCCTTTTGTTTGAACTCATCACAGACTGAATATTTTTCAAAGGCGAGTCACCCCGACATGAAGGTGATAGATGCTGTATGTATGAGCATGGCTGTACCATTCATTTTTGCATGTGGTAAATATAAGGGAAAAACATACATAGACGGTGGAACTGGTGAGCAGTACCCGATTGTACCATTTTTAGACAAAAAACCACATGAAATTACATGTATTAAAATTAAAATGGATACAGTGTACCGTGAAAATATAGATAATCCGATTAAATTTATAGAATCTATCGTTTATTCTTCGATACGAAAACGAGACGAGTATATACTACCAGCTAATTACATAGAAATTAACGTAGGAGACACAAATGTTTTTGACTTTAGTATGACATATGAGAGCAAAATCAAACTGTACAACATTGGATATCTAACACGATAATACTTTTTTTGTCAGTCTAATATAAATGATAGACGCGTGCGATCCCGACGCGGACATAGAAACCCTGAGAAAGCTCATTAAGTTGAACACAGGGCAAACCATTAGGCTTACAAAGGATGAAATTTGTCAAGTGTACAATGACATTCTTGGGGGTAATTTGCCTTTACCCCCACTTATTATGAGTTCAGACAGAACATACATGATTGATAAAATGTCACCCCTAGATTCACGGGATTATGAAATTTTGTTCAAGTCGTCTACGACACGAGTGGAGCTCAAAAGACTTGCACGAAAGGTTGGAATCAAACAAATCGAAGGGAAGACAAAGAGTCAGCTATTGGACGCTATCGACAGTAGATTGAGATTTAAGAAGATTCATGAACCGATCAAACTTGCGAATAAGAAGAAGTTTTCGAAAGTAGAGTATAATGATACGATCGTGAATGCGGCGAACACTGGAAACGCGGTGAACACCGGAAACGCGGTGAACACCGGAAACGCGGTGAACACTGGAAACGCGGTGAACATTGGAAACGCGGTGAACACTGGAAACGCGGTGAACACTGGAAACGTGGTGAACACCGGAAACGCGGTGAACACCGGAACTGGTGGATTTAATCAACCGATGAATGTTCAACCCAGTCGTTCCAGACTCAACATACCCCAAAACGGTATATTCCCGAAGGGACCAAATTCCGGGTTTGCGATTAGAAGAAAAAATACTCCCAGTTCTACATTTCAATCGACACCGATCAGATTTAATCAACCCATGAAAGGGTCGGGTTTCTTTGGGGGCCCGAACAACAGGTTCGTGAATCAACCCATGAAAAGGTCGGGTTTCTTTGGGGGTCCGAACAACGGGTTCGTGAATCAACCCAGGAAAAAGCCAGGTTTCTTTGGGGGTCCGAACAACGGGTTCGTGAATCAACCCATGAAAAGGTCGGGTTTCTTTGGGGGTCCGAACAAAAAGGTCGTGAATCAACCCAGGAAAAAGCCAGGTTTCTTTGGGGGATTTTTTGGGGGTCCGAACAAAAAGGTCGTGAACAACAAGGTCGTGAACAACAAGGTCGTGAACAACAAGGTCGTGAACAACAAGGTCGTGAACAACAAGGTCGTGAACAACAAGGTCGTG